CAGACGCAGAAGCATCATTTAACGCTGCTTGCAAACCAACAGGGTCTATATAATTCACAACTCTTTTATTTTCTTCAGCTTTTATCTCAGCGACACGATCTTGAAACGCTTTCGCAAGTTCAGCAGGTGTCATTTCCCCAACGTCACCTCGTTGAAGGATGTCTAGGAAGTATGTGTTGTCGTAGGCTACTGCATCTACAGCTAAACCAATAACGCCTTCAACAGCTCTTTGAAAATTAGGTATATTTAACGAACCATCATCGTTAAAAATTAATTCGTAATCTCCTCCATACGCACCAGGCACACCAAGAAAAATCTCGTATGCAATAGCTTTTTGTTCTTGTTCTTCTAACGCTCCAATAGCTTGACGAACGTTATCAGCAGTTATCAACACTGTTTCATAAACAGGCACATTTGTAGCAGGAATAGGGAAACCTTCAAATTGTGTAGTCGTTTGATAAGTAGTCTGTGTTTCTGTGCCAAGCACAGGACTTGCCGTCATCTGTGTCGGTTGCAAACCAGCTATATCTTGTTGATACTGATTCATTACGCAACCGCCCTTGATCTAATAAATTGCAATTCCATAAAACTATTTTTAGGAATCATGTCATTCTCCAAATACCTGTCGAAAAAAGCTGAAAACTCAGGTCGCCCACTTAACTCATCTCTTTCCTGTTCCCAATATAATAGTAGATCAGAGTTAGAGTTCGCTAGAAGGTTTGCTGAACCTCCTAAAGATTCTCTACGCACAAGTTCTTCTTGCACAGACTCACGCAACTCCAAATAATTCATTATATGCTTCGTTGAAGGTCGAGCATATAATAAGTCAGCGTATTCTTCGTTACCTAACGAACCATACAAACCTTTCATAGTTTTGTAAATTGTGTCAGACGTTTGGAAGAACTGGAAGTTTTCATACCAAAGAGGGAACTCTTCAGCTAATTTTAATGTTTCTTGTTTTTTATATTCTTTTAACCAAATTAAATCATTAGCGTTCAAACTATACGGCAACCCTGCTGCACGCCGTTCATCTTGTACTTCACGAACAGCGTCATTTAATAACGCATACGCTTTCCAACCTTGTTCTATTTGCGGATCTGCTACTGTTTCAAATGGTGTTTTGCGTTCACGACGTTTTGTCGGGTCAGCCGGGCTAACTTGTTCTTGTTGTTGTTTACGATACGCAGTTTGGCTAAACATAAGTTCTTCGGTTGTTGAACCGCCAAGACTTTCTGTCAACCAGCCACCAATTTCAGGATAGGCTTGCACCAGCGGTTTAAGTTTTTCATACGTTGCTTCAGACGTTGCTGACGCAAACACGCCATCATTTAACCTTGTCATACGAGCAGTTAACGCAAAAAACTCGTCACCATATTTTTCTAAAAAAATAACGTTGCCTTCTGCTGTTCCATGACGGACTTGCAACCTTCGAGCTTCTTCAATATAAGGTTGGTACGGTGAAGATATAGTTGTTGATGTAGGAACAGCCATTCCAGTAAACACTCTGAATGTAAAGAAATTTTTTGCACGTTGATTAGCTTCATCAATCCACGCATTAACTTCTTCCGTGTTTGTCAAGTCTATAGGTTCGCCACTTAACTCACGTTCAACATAGATTTGTTGAGCAAAATACTGCACTTGTCGTTCTTTTGTAGGCGTTTCAGTAGCTAGATTAATTAAGTTACGTTGATACGCAGGTAAGAACCCTTCAATCATGCGAGTTACCGTGCCACCTTCAGGATGACCAAACGGAAACATAAACCCAAACGTTTCTTCCAACGAAGGGTCTTTCAAAGCAAACTCACGAATAGGCACAGTCACCATAGGACCAAAACCAGGTGTTGTTGATTGCAACATAGAAGCCAAACCATCTTTGCTAAATTTAATCGGGTTGCTTCGTGCTGTTGCTCCAAGAATGCCAGGTGTTAGTATTTCCGGCACGTTTTCTAATTTTTCGTTTAACCGCCACACAAGGTAACTTGACCCTGTTTCAAATTGTTCCATTTCTTCTGGAGTAGCTATCCGACCTTTTTCTTTTTCAAACTCTGCTAATGCTCGCTGATCGTACGCAGGTATTTCTTCAATGCCTAATCCTTCAGCGTTCCACGGTTTCGTGTACAAGTTCATTAGCTTGCCAACATATTGAGGATTTTCTAACGCTATGCTTGACCATCTTCCAATAACTTCTTGCCACGCATTGTAGAACGGCATAATGTTTGTCACCATTTCGCTAATTCGTGTTTCCTCAGCTAAGTCATACAGCAAATCTCTTGTTTTGCCTAATGCTTTTTGTCGTGCTTGTACTTCTATTTTTTGTAACTGGGCTTGCGATAACGTTATGTTTTCTGCTTCATCCATAAATGGTGCTATTCTTCGCATTACTTCAGCATCATATTTAGCTCTAAAGTATGGGTTACGAGAAAGTATGTCTGCTGGCAATGAACCTAAATTGTCAAAAATGTTTTCTATAGTTCTGCCTAATGCGCCTTCAAATCCACGAGTATTTGAGTTAAACGATGAAGGGTTCTCTGCAACAGATCGAGCAAAGCCCATTCTGCCTAAACCTTTGCCCTCATCTGACATTCGTATGTACCGAGACACATCTTCTACAAGCGCCCTAGTATCTTCACCTAATACTTCTTGACCTTTTTTTTCACCTTTTTTAATTGTCTTAGTTTTTTTATAGTCACTAACTTTTCTGCCAACAACCGTTTCAAAATTTTGTTTATTATCAGGTTTTTTAACCCAACGAATCATTTCTTGTTGTACATCAGCCCAAGCAATTATTTGCCCAGCAGCAGCTTTAGAACGTAACCCTTCAAACACTTCAGGGGGCAACACATCGTTGTATTCATCAATAATG